GCTGAAGAGGAGATTGGTAAAACTGTTACTGATCCAACTACTGGTGTTAAAACTACTTTAACTAAAATTGATCCTGAAACAGGTAGACATGAATGGGATGTTAAATATGATGTTGATCCTAAGTTTTTATATAATAGACTTGATGATTTAGTTGATTATTTAGATAAAGCACCTAAAGATTCTGAATTAGCTCAATTTAGAGATATACTTAAAAATCTAAAAAATAGAACAGCACGTATAATCAAATAGTATGAAAATTAGAATTAAAGAAGACGAAGTATCAAGTTTTATAGCTCAAGTAAAACCTCAAATGAGTGCTTTTATTGATAGTGTACAAGATGCTATTGAAGATAAAGCTACAGAACAAAAAGAAGGTATTGTAACTACAGCTAGTATAGCTTTAGCATTACCTGCTATTCTAGGTATAGTAGCTCGTTTAGGTAAATCTTTATCTTCTATTGTTAAAAGAACAATAGGTACTAAACCAACTGATCAAAACGAGGCAGATAAATATTTTGCTCAAATGAGTCGTATAGCAGATGAATTACATCATTTATATATGAAACCAATTGAGTTAGTTGTTAAAAAATTTGTTAAAGATGAAAATAAAGCTAAAAAGATTTCTAGTTTTATATTTCATGTCATTATAGCTATTTTACTTATAGCATCAGGTGCTACAGCTGTAAAAGCTTTACAATCAAAAGAAATATCTTTAGCTACTTTAGAAGCAGCATTAACAGCTGTTAAGGGTGGTGAAGTTAAAAACTATATAACTAAATTATTAGCATAATGATTCGTCTAATAGACATATTGATTGAGGTACTTCTTGAAAAGAAAAAAGATAGATGCCATCGTATAGCTGATAGACGTTATGATAAACCATCTGCTTATAAATCAGGAGCTATTGTTAGATGCCGTAAAGGTGACATTTGGAAAGATTTAAAAGAAGATGAATCATTACATAAATGGTTTAAACGTTCTGGTCCTAAAGGTAAAGAAACTGGTTGGGTAGATTGTAATGCTCCTGATGGAAACGGAGGATATAAATCTTGTGGAAGAAAAGAAGGCGAAAAAAGATCAAAATACCCATCATGTAGACCAACACCTGCTGGATGTAAGAAAAAAGGTAAAGGAAAAACTTGGGGTAAAACAAAATAATATGAAAGACAATTTTAGTATGCATAACTGGCGATTACAACAAGCCATTAAAGAAATAGATGAAGCTACATTCACTGACAAACATGATGATAATCCTGAATTAAAAGGTGGACAAAAAGATTTACCTGATGAATTACAAGCTAAAATTGTAGCTAAAGAAGGTGAAGACCATGAAGTATCTATGGCTCAATCAAGTTTAAAATCTATTATAGGAGCTGCTTCAGAACTAATGAGTAAAATAGGAAATGAAGAATTTGATATTCCTGGATGGATTCAAGATCATATCACCAATTCTGAAAATTATATTTCACAAGCCAATAAAGGATATCACAAATTAGATAACGAATATGAAGATTAAAATATTAAGATCTAAACCACTTAAAGAAGTAGAAGATGAAGTAATAGATCAACAATTGGATGTTACTACTGCTCCTGCTCCTCAAGAACTAACTTATGAATCTAATCCATTAGAATTCATATTACAGAAATATCCTTCACTACAAGAAACTCTAGTTAAATTATTAACCGCAGACTTTAGAGACTACATATCAGGTGTTTATATAATGGCACCTAAACCAACCATATTTAAGATTGTTTTACATAACAATCGTTATTTTTACTTAACATATATGGGTAAATGTTATGAAGCTAAAGTAAGTGGTAAGAAATTTTGGTTATTAAAAGTAAGTGAACTTGAAGTAGCTACTATTGAAATATCTAATCTATTAGTGATGGGAGCTCCACCACAAGCTGAGGGTCCTGAAACTGAATTAGCTTCTACCCCAGATGAAACAGATGAGAATGCTCCAAATCCAGAAGCAACACCTGAAGAAACACCAACTGAAGAGGAAGCACCTGAAGAATTAGCTGAGTCAAAAAAATTAGGTATTAGATTAATTAAAGAAAATATTGTATCTGATCTTAAAAAATTAGGATATAAAGATGAAGATATTATCCCATTAACTAAAAGTGGAGATAAAGTTAAATTATTAGTACCCGCTAAAGAAAGACAAGCTACTCTTGATAAATTTATAAAGTTACCTGGATATAAATGGGATAGAGATTACAAAGGCTCTTCTATTGGTGCTATTATAACTAAAGATAAAGGTGTTATTATACCAAAACCTAAAGAAAAACAAGGTGGAGGCAGTGCTGGTTTAGGAAATGAGTCATTTTTAGCTAATAAAATCAATTCAACTGTTGAAGAAGTAGGTAGTCCTATTAATATTGTTGTTAAAGGCGACAATGGTAAAAGTATAAAATTTAATAATGTTGATAAAGCTGAAGAAGCAGGACGTGATACTTCAGGAAATAAAAAATCAGATATTAGACTATTATCTAATGGTAAAGTTGTAGGTAATTTATCATTAAAACAAGAAAACGCTGTAATGTGGGAAAGTGCTGATAAGCGTTATAAAGATTTAATAATTAAACTTGTAGATAAATTACTTAAAAAGCCTTATAAAAATCTTGGTTTAACTAAATCTAATAAAAAAGATATTTATAGATTATATAATCCATCTACTAATCAAGAATATAGTGGTATCATTATAACTGATTTAAATAATAATGATATGGATTCAATTGTATTTGGTTCTGATAAACCACAAACCGTAGTAGTTAAAGAAACATTTGATGAAAGTGATTTTACTTTAAAAGGTAAAATACTAACAATTAGTGTAGATAACTTAGCTACAAGTTTAGAAGATATTATTGGAACAAAATATGAGCCAATATTAGTAGTAAGACATGACTCAACTAGATCCGCTACAGCTGGTTTAAGACCAATTGTGTATACTAAAGAATCTGTTTATAAAGGAGATAAAATATCTGGTAATAGAATTGAATTATCTTATAATAAGATATAATATTTATAATCACAATAAAAAAAAATGAAAAAGCAAATTAACGAAATTAAAAAAATGCAGCTTTTAGCTGGATTAATCACTGAAGGTGAATATCGTGACTCACTAATGAAAAATGAAGAAGTTGAAGAAGGATTATCATTAACTCCAAAATTAAAATTATTTATAGATAAATCTGTAAGGGACGCTAAAAGAGATGGTGATTTTGAAGATTTAATAGATGTTGATTATTTTGAAAATGACTTTATTGACTTTATTCTTGAAAAATTTGATACTGAAGGTGATTATGATAACGTATCTAAAGAAGTAGAAGAATATATAGCTAACGCTATTAAATAAACACATATAGACTGATTCATAGCCAGTCACTCAAAAGAGATAAAATATGGCAGCTGTGGCGCCCCTAAAAAGGGCGCCACCTTTATTTGACCTATATAAATGAATTATATTATTAATATGAATATATTTTACATACATCCTGATCCAAAAATAGCCGCTAAACAATTAGTAGATGATCATATTCGCAAAATGCAAATTGAATCTGCTCAAATGTTATGTACAGTATTTCACCACTATGGTATTGATGCACCATATAAGAAAGCTCATTATAACCATCCATCAACAAAATGGGTTCGTGAATCAATTTATCATACTAAATGGTTACTTGAACATGGTTTAGAAATATGTAATGAGTTTGTTGTTAGATATGGTAAATCACATGCTACAGAAAAAGTTTTGCTTTGGGTAAAAGATAACTTATCTTTATTAGTTGGTAAGATTCCGGAAATTGAATTTAGGCCACCACCACAATGTATGCCTGATGAATATAAATCAAACGATACAATAGAAGCATATAGAAATTTCTATATTAAAGATAAAATTGGAATTAAAAAATTAAATTATAACAAATTAAATAACATACCTAAATGGATAAAAGAATAGTCATTGTAGGAGCAGGTGTAGCTGGTATAAACGCTGCTACTAAATTAGTAGACAATGGATATGATGGTAGTTTAATTACAATCATAGACAAAGGTAATGACCCAATAAATCGCTTACCTGAAGAAGTAATGACAGGTATGTTAGGTGCTGGTGGTTGGTCTGATGGTAAATTAACTTATCATACAGCAATTGGTGGTCAATTATCTAAATACTGTGGTGAGGAAAAAGCAATGGAATTAATGAAACAAGTAGTAGATAATTTTACTCGTTTTCATCCTAAACCAGATGAAATTTTTATGTCTGATCCTATTGCTGAACCTGACTTCATTAAACCATATTTTGGATTACGTTTATTTCCTGTATGGCATATTGGAAGTAATTTCTTACATGAAATTGCTAAATCATGGTATTCATTTTTAGTAGATAAAGGTGTTAAGTTTGCTTGGAATACTGAAGTAAATACTATTAACTTTAATACTAATGAAATAGGAATAGGACATAATTATCTTAAATATGAAGAACTAATATTCGCAGTAGGTAAATCAGGTATTGATTTTGCTCAAAAATTAGCAGATGATTATCAACTACCTAACGAAGCTAAATCAGTACAAATTGGTATTCGATTTGAAGCACCACAAAAATACTTTCAAAAACTAATAGATATCAGCTATGACTTTAAACTCTATCAAAAATTTGATAACGTATCCCTTCGTAGCTTTTGCACTAATAATAACGCTGCTTATGTGGCGGTTGAAGAAACGTATGGTGATGTTACATACAACGGCCATGCAAAAAAAGGAGAAGAATTTAGAAATAATATGACCAACTTTGGTATATTAATGGAAATCAAAGGTATTGAAGACCCATTTAAATGGTCACGTGACTTAGTAAATAAACTACAAATAAGACCTAATAACACAGGATTATATTATTCACCTAATAATACTCGAACACCATCAAATACATCAGAAGGAACATCTATTAATACAGCTCAAATTGATGAAATTGGTTTAAAAGATGTAGATAAAGAATTTCAAGGATATTTTAAATATATTACTGATTTTATCAATGATATGAATAAAGTATTTGAATTTGGTGATGATTGGGGTATGTACATTCCTGAAGTAAAATATTTATCTCCTGAACCGTTAGTTAATTATACAGACTTATCATTAAATGAGTATCCAAATGTACACTTTGTTGGTGATGCTTTAAGTGCTCGCGGTATAACAGTATCAGGTGCTCATGGTATTTATGTAGCTGAAAGTTTGCTTAACCTTAATTAATTAACTATCTTTATTAAAACATAAAAATATGAGTAAATTAGAACCAGTAAAAAAATTAAAAAAACCTGATGGTACAGTTGTATACGCACTGAATGGAAAACTACATAATTGGGATGATCCTGCAGTAATTCACCCAGACGGTAAAAAAGAATATTGGTTGTTTGGATTTCAATACACTAAAGATGAGTGGCTTGATCGCAAACGTGATAGTAATGGTGTCCCACCAGCTAAAGATCCAAAATTTGATACACGTTTTTAGTCAATATTTATATCAAACTATACCCCACCCAATATGAAAATAGGACTATGCGGAACAATGTCAGTAGGCAAGACAACATTAGTTAAATCGTTGTCTGAGCTGAAATTGTTTAAAAAACATAAAATAGCTACTGAACGTAGCAAATATTTAAGAGATTTAGGTATTCCACTTAATACAGATTCAACAATTAATGGTCAATTAGTATTTTTAGCTGAAAGAGCTAGTGAGCTATTACATAAAGATCTTATAGCTGATAGAACTGTTTGGGATGTATCTGCATTTACAATGTTAGCTAAATCAATAACAATGCATGAAAAATCTCAATTTGTAAACACAGCTATGTTATTAAGAGAACAATACGATATTGTATTTTATATTGATCCTGTAGGTACAAATATGGAAAATAATGGTGTAAGAGAAACAGATCTTGAATATAGAGCTAATATAAATCAAGAAATTTTGCGCTTATTAACACTTTACCCACCTAAAAAAATGATAGTACTTAGTGGTTCCACAGCAGA